AGGAATCCGATCCGCAGCCGGCCGAGCCAGCCGAGGCCGAGGAAGCAGAGGAGCCGGCGCAGCCGGGTTGGCAGGGCCGCCGGCAAGGACTGAAAGCTGCCCACAGGGCTCTCCAGTCCGAGCACGAGCAGGTACTCCAGTTCAGTCAGGCCCTAGCGGACACCCTCCGGGAGATGCAGCAGAGAATCTACCAGGCCCCTCCGCAGGCCGCCTATCAGCCGCCGGTAGAAGTCCCCCAGGAACCCGACATCGACCTCTTCGAGGACCCAGACGGCGCGATCAACCAGCGGGCAGCCCGCCTCGTCAACAAGGAGATTGGACCCCTGCGGTCGGCCCTGGCGAAGCTCCTGAACGAGCGCGAACAGGCCACGATGGTCAACGCTCAGCAGGCGATCATCCAGAACCTCACCGCGGCGCGAGAGGAGTACACCAAGGCAGAGCCGGGCTATCCCCTCCGGGCGCAGGCATTCCAGCGGGGCTACATCCAGGACCTTCAGGCGATGGGATTCACTGATACCCAGGCCATGGAGCAGTTCAAGGGTGAAGTGGCCCAGATCATCCAGACCTCGATCCGCAACGGAGTCGACCCGATCCGTTCCCTGGACACGTTCGCCTGGCGCTATGCGCCTACCCAGGCATCTGCTCAGCAGCCGCGCCAGAGGACAGCGAGCGATCGGATCGTCGCCGCTGCCGCTGCCGCTGCCGCCGGGGCGGTTCGGCCCGGTCCAGACCCCTCCGGGGGAGACATTGAAGGCTCAGAGGTTTCCGTGGACGCCCTTCGGGCGGGTGGCATCAAGCCGGGCGCAATCCGAGAGATGTTGCGCTCGAGGGGCGGCCGCGGAAAGTTTTTCGACGTGATGAAGCAGGCGGAAGAGGCTGAAATGAGAGCTCGACGCTGATCCGATTGCCGGCTGGAGTTGACGATAACCCCAGCCGGAGTTACCATTGGTAACAACCCGCCACCGAGGCGGAGGCCGTTGGGGCTCAAAATCCAACAAACACGGGTGCAAAGCCCGTGGGCCTCCGGGGCTCAATCCGGTGGGAACCGGCCTCCCAGGTACAAGCCGCGAGAAGACGAGCAAGGCGCGTTGCCAAGCTCGAGACGCTGCAACTACTAGGAGGTTCCCACCATGGCTTCCGGTTCCAACATCCCCACCGGGTCCGCGCTCGCCGAAAGGCTGTATCGCCCCGGTCTGACCCACGAAGCTGAGCGCCAGGCCTATATGCTCGGCTTCGCCGACTCCGAGGACGATGCCTGCATCGTTCTGCTCGAGGAGTTCACCAAGAAGCGCGGCGACCAGATCCAGCTTCGCTTCTCCCCCACCGACGACACTCGGGACGGCTACGAGGTCGGCGACACCATCCAGGGCACCGAGGGCGATGTCGAAGTGCTGTTCGATACCCTCTACATCAACTGGCTCGGCGAGGCGTTCAAGAACGACGACCCGATGAGCCAGCAGCGCGTCTCCTGGGACATCAAGAAGGCCTGTTTCATCAAGGCGCAGACCTGGTGGAGCCGGCGCTACGAGCAGATGATCCTCAACCAGCTCGCCGGGTTCACTCCGGCCATGGGCGCCGCCGGTACGAACTACAAGCGGTGCGGCATGAACGCGATTCAGGCCGTGGACGCAGCCCACATCTACCGCCCAAACTCGATCGCCAACGACCAGAGCCTCACGGCATCCGAGCGGATGTCCCTCGACTGGATCAACGAGCTCACGCTCCGGGCCCAGTCCAAGGCATACCTCGACTGGCCGATCGCTCCGGGACCGGACGGCTACTACCACCTCATCATCCACGGCATCTCGTGGCGGGATCTGCGCCAGTCCACCAGCCCCGGCGACTTCCAGGACCTCCAGCGCGCTCGGCTCGAAGGCGGCCAGAGCTACGACGCTTCGGCGTTCGCCAAGTCCTACGTCGGTGTCTACAACATGACCAAGATCCACGTCTCGGACTACGTTCCGAAGGGAGTCAACTCCACCGACGCGACCCTCGACGTGGACACCGTGCGGCGCTGCGTGTTCATGGGCGCCCGAGCCGGCCATCTGGCCTTCGGCCAGGGCTACAACAACGACGGGCACCTCGACTGGACCGAGCGCGTGTTCGAGTTCAAGAAGTGGGGTGTGCTCGCCGACTCGATCCTCGGCTTCAAGCGGACCACCTACGGCGAAGATGGCGGGACCAAGTACACCTACGGGTGCATGGTTCTCCCCGTCTACGCGGCGTAACAAGGAGACACTGACATGACTGTCGCCGCCACCACCGAAAGCTCCCTCTTCACCGACCCGAACGCCCTCGGCTTTCTCAAGGGCGTTGCCTTCGGTGCCACCATCCTCCCGTTCGCCTACGAGTTCGCGGTGATCGACCTCGACAACGCGGGTGACCGGACCCGACTGGCTCCCCTGCGCGCCCGCGGCGGGCGCAACCGCCTCATCGCGGTTGCCCTCATGTGGGAGGACATGGACACCAGCGCCCTCGCCGCCGACATCTCCATCCACATGAACGGCGCGGACACCAAGCTGCTGACGGCTTCCGCCATCTTCTCCACGGCCTCGGCCGCCGGCACTCTGTACTGGCTCATCCCGCAGGGCGGAGTGATCCTGGACGACACGGCCGGCGACATGGAAGCCACGCTCGATTTCGTGGTGACCACGGCCGGCACGGCACCGATCGCGGACGCGGCCCTGTGGGGCTTCGTCATCTACGAGTGACGCGCTGCGGCGCGTGACAACCCCCGGGGGGAGGATTGGTCCTCCCTCTCCTCTCTCCGGGGTGCCTTTCAGGGGGATAGATGGCGACCGAAAACGTCGGAACGATGATCCAGGACGTGAAGGATGAAACGCACTGGCCGTCAGAAGACGCCGCCATCATCCGCCACCTTGTCTCCAGCCTGCGTCACTACCGGCGCCGGAGGTTCTACTTCTCCGAGAAGTCCGACTCCTTTCCTACCATCAACGGAGTCTCGGAGTACGAGCGCACGACGCACTATCCCGCTGATCTGCTCGAGATTGATAGCCTGCGCGTCGTCTCCGGGAACGGGGAGATCACCTGCACGCGACTCTCCTTGACGGAGATCCGAGATCGTCAATCGAACTCCGCTGCCTCACGCAACAGCCCGATCTACTACTCCTGGTATGGCGACAAGCTGATCCTGTTCCCGACTCCGGGAGGCGTCTGGACGGTCAAGGTGGACTACCTCTTCGACTCGACGCGAGACGAAACCGCGGGAACCGAGATCGACGGGTCCGACCTGACGATGACCAACGAGTATTTCCGCCGCGGCTCCGAGCTCCTGCGGACGAGGATCATCTACGCCTTGTCTCTCGGTCGAGCTGAAGATCCGACCATGGCGATCGCAGTCAAGACCATGAACACCGAATCCGATCAGTCTCTCACCCTTGAGACTTTCCAGCGCAGGCTAGGGTCAGGGTTTGTGGCGGCCCGGTGCTTCTAGATGTCTGAGATTCAGACCACATTCATCTCCTTCGGGGAGCTGAAGCCTGATTCCGGGGAATTCATGAACTCCGCGCTGGTCGAAGCGGTGGGCGTCTATCCCATGGGAGATGTCTACATACCGATCCAGCCCATCTACGCTCGGTCTGAAGAGATCGGCTCCGGGGCAGACCCTACGATCGTTCGGGGGCACGTCAACCAGAGCCCGGAAACCGTGGACCCGACCAACGTAGACCGGAACTTTCACGGCGGGAACGTCTACGTGGCTGTGGATGGCTGTATCTATACGGCTCAGGAGTCTGCGGACCCGTGGGTCGTTACTAAAATGGCGGGCGGTCTGACCATCGACTCCGACTCGGGGAACTTCTGCGGCTTCGGGCCGATCGAGCTCTTTGCTTGTGGGCACTCTTCCTTGATGCAGTCCAGAACCACCGGAGGGGTCGGTTTCGCCGACTGCATCACAACTCCAGGGATCGGGGATGCGCCGTACCCTAAGTACGTCTGCGTCATCGGCGAGCGCGTTCTGATCGCCAACCTGGCGAACTGCACCAATACCATTGGTACTCCCGACGTGAATCCGAACGCTGTCTGGTGGAGCGCGACGAGGGACCCAGCAGTCTTCGGAACCTCCGCTTCGCATCCGGCAGATCGAACCGGGTTCAACCTCCTCTACGATGACTTCGGCGGGATCATGGGGCTCGCCGGCAACAAAGAGTACGCCCTGATCTTCAAGCGCCGAGCGATCGTCCGCATGGACTTCGGAGAGCCATACGGGTTCACCTTCCGGTGGATTCCGCAGAGCGTCGGGACCATCTCCCATCTCTCCATCTGCTCCCTTGGCCGGGATACCTACTTCTGGGGAGATCCGGGCCCGTGCGTCTATCGGGACGACCAGGTAATTCCACTAGCCTACGGAAAGATCGCCCTGACGCTTCTCGAGACGAAGCTCGGAGGCCCGAATGGCCTCGCTTCGATCACCGGGAGCGGAGTGGACCCGGTGAACCAGCTCGTCTGGTGGACCTATACCTACCTCGGGGTCGGTGGATACCGCTTCGCCAAGTTGGTCTACTGTCCAGTGACGGATCGGTTCTCTTTCGCCATGGACGCCCTCCTCGCTCCGACAACGGCGGTATGGGACTCCGCAGGGGCGATCACCCCGGCGCAGATCGTGAGCTCCTGGGGTGGGCTGAACAAGACTGGGATGCCGATCGTCTCGGGAGTCTATGCAGTCCAGAACTACGAGGGGAACACCCTCAAGCTCTACACCTTCAATGCCGAGAGTGGGGATCGCTGGTGGGATCTAGACTTGAAGCTGTCCACCGGCTACTTCGCTCTCAGTCTGCGAGGCGGATCTGTTGTTCAGCGGATTCGTCCCATAGTCAGGACCAAAGCCGGCACTACCGTCCCTGATTTGCAGGTAACGGTGAACGTGAAGAACAAGCCGTGGGAAGATCCCACAGCCTATGGTCCGTTCAAGCTATCGACCCATGGCGACTCCAGAGGATTCATCACTTGCCCGGGAGTGGGGGCATCACAGCTCGTTCAGCTCGTCCTCGAGGCCCCGAGCGTCGGCCCCATCCAACTCGTTCCCTATTCGACCATACGGGAGATCGAAGGGCTCCAGGTGGAATTCTCCGTGCGTGGGGACAAGGGAACCTGATGCCATCTATCCTCGAGCATGGCGCTTCGATCCCGGTTCGTGTTCCGCCCGTAGATCCACGGAACCAGAGACGGCCCCTGCCGCAAGAGATCATGGCTCTCCGTCTGGATTTGAGCGCATGGGCTTCGGCGATCCGTCGCTTGGCGCTGGAGATATTTCAGCCTCCCCTTGGGCTCGCCGAGCGCGAGGAGCAGTTCAAGCGGTCCCTCTCCTCGGCCATCAATCAGACCGCGCAGGCTGCGTTCACCCCAAGGACCACGATCAGCTACCTCGAGGCAGACCAGACGATCAGTTCGGAAGTATGGGGCGATCTGACAGGGCTCGCGCAGACGTTGGTAGTACCGGTCCCCGCCAGGGTCCACTTGATCTTGAACATCACGGCGAATTGCGCGACGATGGCGGGTGACTTTCTTGAGTTTCGCGTGAACGGGGCCCCGCCAGCAGTCTGTTGCATCTCTCGAGTACGAGCCATAGACGCCAAATTCCAGTGGAGCGTGACGGCTCAGGATCTCTTCGACGCGGAGCCAGAAACCGTGTACTCGTTGTCTCCACAGGCGCAGATATCCGGCGGTGGTGGGTCTGTGTTCGATCTCATCGCGGGAGCCGGTGGATTCCTGTCCTCATTCACCGTCCGCGTAGAGCCGAGAAGTCTGGTTGTTGAGACTCCTCCCGTCGCTGTTGTGCATCCTCCCCACTAGGAGATAGCCATGTTCTGGGAAATCGTTTCGCACCTTGCCGCCGCGGTCGTCACGCACGGCGGATTGGCTTCTCTCCTCTGTGGTCTGCCGATCCTGTTCGGGCTGATGGACCCTTACTCCCGCCAGGAGAAACCCCCGGCGAAAAACAACAACGATTTCTGGGCAAACTTCGGGAATGGCGATCCGGCGGGGATGACGGGCGCAACGTCGACGGGAATCGGCTTCACGAACTTGCTGCAGTCGGCCGGCTTCAATCCCGATGGATCTCCAAGACTGTCAATCAACTCAAGTTCTCCTGGGGGCTTTAGGCAAACAATTTTCTCCTTCAACAACGGACCCGGGCATGCCTTCAGTGGCGGTGGCGGTGGCTACTCCGGCGGGGGCGGTGGCGGTGGTGGAAGTGGAGCATCCGGGTCGAACTACCTTAAGCCGAACTACCTTGAGCCGATGTCCACGGGCGCTCGAAACTTCGGCACAGCGGGTTATGGTGGAGCGGGAGCGGAGGGTTCCTTGACCATGAGCCAGGCTGGAGGCGCAGCAGGTGGCATGGGCGGAGCGTCTGGGTGGGTCAGGGCGGGGACTGGCCTCGCGGGCGCGGTCGCTTCCTACATGGATCAGCAGGCCCGCAACAACCAGTCGGCTGGCTCAGGCGCCTACAGCGGGACCACGAGCAACGATCCGTGGGGTCCGTCCACGGACTATCGGCTCCAGGCGATGAAGATGGCGCAGCAGCTACTCAACGGCGGGGGCGGGGGTGGTGGCGGTCGAGGTGGCGGTGGTGGTGGTGCAAGCTATAAGACCTCCTTCGCCGGCTCGCAGGAGCTCGCCAACGCGATGCGGCAAGCGGCCATGGGCGGCGATCCCAACATGGCAGCGAACGCCAACTATATGCAGAACGCCCTCAACGATCCCTATGGCGGGAGCCAACTTCTGGGTCGCACCTTCGAGGCTGCGGACGGCCTGAACAATGCGAACGTCGATCAGTTCGTCGCCAACATGATGGGCCAGTATGGCGGCGGGTCGGGCGGCGGAGGCGGGGGTGGGGGTGGCGGTGGCTACTCCGGCGGGGGCGGTGGCGGTGGTGGCTACTCCGGCGGATCGTCTCACCCTCTGGTTGGTGTGGGAGCCGACATCCGCAACATGATCGACTCCGACTACACGGCGAACCCCGAGCTCCAGGCGATGATCGACCAGGTGAACCGGGGGACTACGGACAGCTACCAGCAGGGAGTCGCCGGCCTCTCCGGGCAAGCCGAGGGCGCCGGGATGTACGGCAGCTCCGACCACCAGGTAGCCGACGCAGCCGCGGCCACTGGCTTCACTCGCGGCCTCGCAGAGAACGAGACGGGCATTCGGTATCAGGACTTCGGACGCTGGAGAGACGAAGTGATGCAGGCCATGGGCCTCGGGACGCAGTACGACCTCGGGATGGCTGCCACGGACGCTCAGGCTCGGGCCTCGGCAAACGCAACTAACGCCTCGTCCCGGTCGGCCGCAAACTCTCTCGCTCTCCAGGGTGAGCTCGGCAATCGCGGGCTGATGCTCGACGCCATGGGCCTCCAGAACCAGATGAGCTTGGGTGGGCTGGGCGTGATGCAGAACCTCTCCGGTCTGGACGTACAGAATCGCCAGTCGATGCTCGGCATGGGACTCGACTACTCGAACGCGAACATGGATCAGCTCGGTGCTGCGTTCGGTGCCAACATGGGAGTCGAGCAGGCTGCGAATTCGGCCGCGGCGCAGAGAGCCGCGATGCAGAATCAACAGGCCCGCTTCAACGCGCAGCAGCCGTGGAATAACCTCGCCAAGTACATGGACATCATCAACGGAGCCTCGAGCGGATACGGGACTTCGACCGAATCCGGGAACCGGGCAGTGGCGCAGCAGCAGCAAGGCAGTCCGTGGCTCGCCGCCCTCCAGGGTGGCCTCGGCGCAGCGCAGGCCGCAAACAACATCTACCGGGGCTGGAACCAAGGAAACGGGTGATCCGTGGGCTTCTGGGACAACGAGGGTTTCTGGGCAGCGATGGGGGGCGGTCTCCAGGGGACTCTTCGCGTTGGTGGATCGAACGCCAGCGTAGCTGACTGGCTTGCCGCTTATGGCGCCGGCAGCGGAGCGGCCGTAGATCAGCGACAGGAATCCATTGACCGCGAGCGCGAGAGGGTGTTGGAGGCCGCCCAGGCAGAGGAAGAGCGCAGGCTCATCATGGAAGATCGCCAGCTCCGCCTCAAGGCTTCCCAGGATGCCGCGGCGGAGAAGATGCGAATGGACGCGGCAGCGTCCGCGAGGGACCAGAGAGCCAGGGACTTTGAACAGAACCCCTACTTCGTGGACCCAAGCCCCAGTTTGCCAGAGGAATTCGCCAACCCCGGAGACTATTCGGACGCTCAAGCGAGACAGGCAGAAGCGGGACGTAAGCAGGCTGAGCTCGAGCGCGAGCGCAAGCTCATCGAGGACTTCAACCGGGCGAACGGCCTGATGGTCACGGGCGACGAGAAGCTCGACCGGAAGAGTGCGGAAGCCTTCGTCACCAACCAAGGGAAAGGCCCAGACACGCTCACGCCCTCGGAGAGCCTTGCCGAGCGGAAGTTCCAGTACCAGCAGAGTCAGGACCAGATCAAGGGCGCTCTCGAAGCCGGAGCGGCAAAGCGGCAGCCTTTCGAGGACTGGCAGAAGGCGTACCGAGACAATCTCCAGATCGCCAAGAGTCTCCAGCCTCCCGGTCAAGCGACTGCGGAAGACATCGTAGCGACCGCGAAAAAGTGGACGGAAGATTCTCGCGGCCCAGTACCCCCAGACCCAACCGCTGAGCGCTTGGGCACCGGCCCGGCCGGAAGGATTTCTCCCTCCGCAGCCGTAGCAGCCACCCCGTCATTCTCTGGTGCCTTGCCTACCGCGAAGGCCACCGTATCCAGCCCGACCGGAGTGACGGCCCCGCCGAAGTCGGCTCCATCGCCAATGGCGAAGAGTCTCGCGGACATAGACGTGGCGATCAACTCCACGTTCAACGGCCTCCCAACGGAACTGCGGGCCCAGCTCAAGATCAAGGTTGTCCAGGCGGTCCATAGGGGCGGGATGACTCTCGAGCAAGCCATGGCAGAAGCAAGGCGGGCCGCTTTTGGGACTCAGTTTATCTCCGGTCCCTAGACCGTATGGGCTATTTCGACGACATCTTCGCTCCGTACCGGCAGCCGCCGCCGCAGAGCAATCCGTTTGACGACATCTTCGCGTCCTACCGCACTCCCACGCCTCCGCCATTCGAGTTCGACACCGAAGAGAGCCGGAAGAGGAGGGAGCTCGAAGCGGCACGCCTCTACGGAGACGAGCAAGCGAGCCAACTGGCGAATCAGTTTGCCGATCAGCCCGGGACGACTGGCGAGGCGATCAGCTCTGGGCTCTGGAACACTGGGGCGGACATTGCGCGGGGCTCCATGGGGATGGGCTCCTCGATCGTTGAGGCGACGGGCGGCATCTCCCAGGCTGCCGGGGACCAGTTCGGCCTCGACTACATGAAGAAGGCCGGACAAGAAACCATCCGGGACGTGAATACCTTCCGGCAGTGGATGGCTCCAGAGCAGGACAGGCAAGAGAGCCATGCCCGGAATATCGCCCTCGGGGTCCTCGAAAACGCTCCCCAAATTGGCCTAGTTGCAGCTACCGGGGGTGCGGCTATCCCCGTCCTTGGAGCAATCGCTGGCGGCCAGGAGTACGGTCAAGCTCGCGCCGCGGGAGCTTCCCCCGAGGCGGCAGGGACCTCCGCGGCCTTGGTCATGGCGATCGAGTCGGGAACAGAGGTCCTCGGTAGCGTCCGGCTGGTCAAGCGCCTCATGGGCGAGCTCGGGACCGCCAAGACGGTCAAAGAGGGGGTCAAGAACTACCTTCTGGACACGGCCCTCAACTCCGGGCAGGAAGCCGCAGCGGACCTCGGGGACCGGATCGCCAGGTGGGCTACCTACTCCGACAAGCAGTTCGGCAAGGGCTGGTGGGAACAGACCTTGGAGGCCACAGCCGTGGGAGGCATCATCCCCGCTGGCGTCCATGGCGCAGTCGCCAACACGCAACTGAAACGTGCAGCGAGCCTCGAGTCAGCTCGGACGGTTCGAGCGCAGGTTCAGGCGGAGCGCGCTGCGGCCAAGAATCCGTTCACGGAGGTCTTCGCCCCCTTCCGGGAAGCCCCGCCGGCTGCGCCAGTGCCTCCCGGCGACACGATCTCAGGCGCTCCCACCCCGGAGGCCATGTCCGGGCTCTCAGAGGCTCTCAGGGGCGGTATTGAGGCCGGGAAGATCCCGGGGCCGAGGTTGACTGCGGACATGACCAGAGAGGAGCTCGTGCAAGCCCTCCTGGTGAGCAAGACGGGCATCAGCAGTGAGCTCGCCTTCAACGAGAGGCAGGCCACGCAGCCACACAAGGCCATCGTCGCGGTCGATATGAACGACTTCGGGGAGGCGAACAAGCTGCACGGCCATGCGGTCGGTGATGCGCTGCTCGAGCTCCAAGCTCGCGCCTTCCAGCAAGCGGGGTTCGACGGGGCCTACCACCTACACGGCGACGAGTTCATGCTCGGACACGACGGCTCGGAAGCTGACATCGGACCCAAGTTGGACGCCGCGAAGGCTTGGGCCGCGGCCAACCCGCTGATCGTAGAAAAGGATGGACAGCAGATCGCAGTAAGCGTATCCTTCGGCCATGGTATCGGCACCGACAGGCTTTCAGCCGACATCGCCCTCACCGAATCTAAGGCTCGTGCCAAGGCCGAGCGCCGCGCCGCAGAGCGCGCCGGCTCCGCTCCGTTTGACCCTGGCGCAGTTCCTCAAGCTCCCGGACTGGGAGAAGTACAAACCCCTCAAGCCCCAGAAGTAGCACCAAGAGTCGGCCCCACCGGCACTCCGAATGAGATCGTAGCGCCCACCAACGCTGCGGGCCTCACTTACCTGACTCAGGGCATCACCTCGAAGCTCGCTCCAGCGGAAGAAGTCAAGCCGATGGAGAAGCGCCGGCCCACCAACTGGACTGGCAAGATGGCGAAGGACATCCCGGAAAGCTACTCCAACGTCAATGGGGTCGGCCCGGTCCATGTTGGTGCGACCTTCACCCTGGCCGGCGAAGCAGAAAAGACCGGCAATGTCCCGCTCTACGCTCATCGTGGATTCTCCATGCCGGAGAACGAATCGGATGAAGGACAGGATGGAATCAGCGTCGAGAGGGAGTTCAAACAGGCTCAGAGATACTACGACCAGGTGAAGGGAAGCGCCCTTCGTACCGACATTGAAGCACGTGGGTACACAGGCAGCGGGAATGAGGCAGAGATCCGGCTGAACAACGGTCGCTCCGTCCGGGCCAAGCACTTCGACTATCTCCAGCGGAAGACTCCTGGGACCACTTGGGTAGGCCAGCAGGGAATGAGCACGGTCTACATCGTCAACGATGCCGGCCGGGTGGTTGGCTGGTTTCAGACTGAAGATCGTGCGGGGATAGCCAAAGCGAACCTCGAGGCGTCCACCAGAGAGAGCCAGCCTGGGGAGGATATCGAAGAGGACATCCCCGAAGACACTGGCGAGCCCCTCCCTGCTTGGCTGGAAGAAGACGTACCCGCCAGAGGCTCCCTCGGAGATGCGGCGTCTGTAGGTGGGGCCGAACGCCTCGTCAGCGAGGTCGATAGGGGGCCCAGATGGGCTGAACCGGCGGAAGAGATCCCCGTCTCGCGCCGGCCATGGTTCGCTCAGGCGCTGCCGGAGCTCGTGGAGCTGGCGACGAAGATCCTCGGCGAGGTCCCGAAGATCAAGCGCAACCTGCCCGGCAAACTCGGCGTCTTCCGTTCCGGCAGCAAGGGGAGAATCGACATCTTGGCCTCCCACGCCAAGAACGTGACCGAGTTTGTTCGCACGGTCGCGCACGAGCTTGGCCATGCGGTGGACTGGATGGACTCCCATAACCTCGACCGCGGGAACGTACTGGGCCGGATCGCTTCGCTCAAGAACTACTTCTACGCGGTGGTGGGGGCCTCACCTACGGTTGCTGTCGATCCCCTGACTCCCAAGGAGCGCGGCCGAATCCGCAGCAAGGCCGAGAAGATGATCCCGCGAGTCAAGGGCGGAGATCACGTAGCTCGAGCCAAAGAGGTCAACGACACCTACGGGAAGCTGGTGCAGGCCGAGTACGAGCGCCGCGGGGGCTTGACCAAGAAGGTGGCGACCGCTGAACTGATTGCGGTATCACAGGCGATGCGCCCGGAGCTCTGGGCTGATGGCGGGAACGACTACTCGAAGTCGGGCGTCGAGCTCTACGCCGATGGCTTCTCCCTCATCATGGTGAACCCGAACAAGTTCGCCCAACTGGCGCCGACTGTCTGGAACGCCTGGCAGAACTACCTCGAGAACAAGCCTGAGGTGAAGGGTCTGCTTGACGAGATGATGGGTCGATCTGCCGCTGGTAGGGACGCGGTACTCGAGCACCGGGCAGAGAACGTCCAGCAGATGTTCAAGGAGGGCCGGCAGAAGACGATCGACGCTGCTCTCCCCGAGGCCAAGACCTGGCTCGATCGACTGCGCGAGGACAAGAACACCTTCGTGACCGCCCTGATCGACAAGAATAAGGCGATCTACGCCCTGAGGAGAGCGGCCAAGAAGGTCGGCAAG